CCGAATGGAGTTTCTGAGGACCTGGAGGTCTCGTATGACGACATCCAGGAACTCTACCGGGACATGACTGTGAATGAGTGTATCACCGCAGACCGAGAGTTGTGTCAGGGTAAAGACACTATCTCGGCCGAGGAAGGGTTCACTCTTCTCCATACAGGATTGAAGAAACAGCTAAAGACCAGGGGTGATGGAAAGAGTGCCACTAGGAGAAATCCTACGCAGGTCACTATCTATGCCATCAATGGTACCGCTATGAGAGCCCTGGTCTATGGCAAGGCATTGAGGAGGAAGATCAGGACTCATATGAGGTCTAACCTTCTCATTAACCCCTGCATGCCCATTGACGAGATCACTAAGATCTTTGAGTCGTGGGTTAGGACCGGGTTCACCATCACGGACCTCGACATTGAGAAGTTTGACAGGAGTATTCCGGCGATATTGCTGGTGATCTTTGCATTACTTCTTCTTGTCTTGGGAATGCCTGACGACATTGTTATTGAGATGATTGCCATTTCCTTTAACAAGACTGCCTGTGATGCCGAAGGCAACTCTATGTCACTCTATGCCGAGGTCTGTTCAGGACTTTGGTCGACCATCCTTGGCAATGGTTTTTGTTCGTATGTTAGTGTTAGGCTCTCTGGCATCATGCAAGCGAACACTTCCGGAGCTTTTGAGGGAGATGACTCTCACATCTGTTCCAAACCGATTCAAGATCTGGCAGTCCGCGTGGCCAGGATGAATGCGAACTTTGGGATGACCAGCAAGCTTGTTGCGCCAGATGTTCCCTACTTCCTGGGTCATTTTATGGAGAATACCGAGGAAGGAGTTGTGCCGGTCGTGGATCCAATGCGTCAGGCCGAGAAGTTCAGTGCTGTGCGAACTCTTGCCGATAGACCTGCCCTGATGGCTTCGTGGAGAGTCAATAGGCAGACGCTCCACCGTGGTGTGGACACGGAGGAACTGGCCATTCATGTGGCCAAGAAGTATAAACACTTCAACCCATCCTACAATATCATTGATGCTCTGATGTGTATGGACTAGATTAAGAGCCGGACGAGACTGTTCGTTAACGTTTTATCCCGAGAGGGTTTATGTAGTCAATTTCGCGTCCCTGAGACGAATTCCGAAAGGTTAAGTGAAAAAAAAAAAAAAAAAAAAAAAAAAAAAAAAAAAAAAAAAAAAAAAAAAAAAAAAAAAAAAAAAAAAAAA